ATGGTGTTAACCAGAAAAGAGGCTTTCAATTTACCCAAGCCTTGGTTTTGGTTTGAGACAACGGCAAAAGGTGGTTTAGTTGGTGAAGACATTTATTTTTGCGCGAAGGCGTGGGATAATGGGATACCAACATACGTTGACCATGAATTGTCGATGCACATCCGGCACATAGGAACGTATGAGTATGGATGGGATGATCTATGATTTCAACATATTCAGATTTGAAGACAGCGATTGCTAATTACTTGGCAAGGACTGACCTCACAGATCAAATTCCAGACTTCATTCGTTTCGCAGAGATTCGCCTGCGCCGTGAGTTGCGAATCCGTCAGATGTTGAAGACTGTGACCACCTCCACGACCGGAGGAGATTCGACTGTTGAGTTGCCGACAGACTTTCTTGAGGTGCGGGATTTTGTTGTTGACACGAATCCGATTCAACCTTTGACCTACTCCAGTCCGTCTACGTTCTCTCGTAACTCTCGCCGTACAGAGAGTGGCAAGCCGATTGATTACACCATCATGGCTCTGGAGTTTGAACTTGCACCGACTCCTGACAGCAATTACACACTTGAATTGTTGTATTACGCTGCTCCGACTTATCTGAGTGACTCCAATACGAGTAACGTCTTCATGGCAAACGCGCCTGACGCTTTGCTGTACGCTGCTCTTTTGGAGGCAGAGCCTTACATTATGAACGATGCAAGGATTCAAACTTGGGGGTCTATGTACAACCGAGCAATCGAAACGCTGAATATCTCCGACCAACAGGGTCAGTATTCTGGCGTCCCTCTCGCAATGAAAGTTTCACTGAGGTAAATCATGGCTGAAATGTCCAACTATCTCGAAAATGCGCTGATTAACGCAACTCTGAGAAATACATCCTACACAAGCCCGACAACGGTTTATGTCGCACTTTATACGAGTGACCCGACTGATGCGGATACTGGAACTGAGGTTTCTGGTACTTCTTACGCTCGTCAGGCTGTGACGTTTGGTTCTCCTTCCAATGGAGTTACGACAAACTCTGCCGCTGTGGAGTTCCCGCAAGCTGGTGGGTCTTGGGGGACTGTGACGCACATCGGAATCCGTGATGCTTCTACATCTGGAAATCTGCTGTATCACACTGCCTTGGATGCTTCTAAGGCGATCGCAACTGGTGATGTGTTTCGCATCGCTTCTGGCTCACTAAGCGTAACACTCGCGTGAGATGGCTGACCTTCTCCCACCGTGGACACTTGACTCTCTTGATAACTTAAAAGCGAGTCTTGATGACCTGACGCTTTCGTTAGACAGTGCTCTTTACGAAACGTCTGTCACGCTGTGGGATGCTTACGGATCGGTCAATGCGACTGCATCCGTAAGTTCTGGTTCTAGTGTTATTTTCTCCGGAGCAGGGTCTATATCCTGTTCGGCATCGGTTTCCTGTGCTGCTCAGATTGTCAAAGACGCATCTGCAAGCATCACTTGTGAAGCCACCGTAACCGCAGCCGGAATAAGAGTTCAATTTGGCTCTGCTGCAATCACGGCTCAAGCTGATGTAACTGCCTCGGCTCAGATCGTCAAAGACGCTGCTGCCGCAATATCCTGTTCTGCAACAGTCACGGCTAATGGCGGGTTAGTTGTAGCAGGAGATGCCTCGATTACCGCAAGTGCAACTGTCACTACCGAGGCAATCAGAGTCAGGGAAGCAGTTGCAGATATTTCAACCTCTGCAAGCGTTTCTTGTGAGGCGATAAGGGTAAGAGACGCATCGGCAGAAATAAACGCTCTGGCGACTGTTGAAGCCTACGCAATCGCCACTTGGAATGGTGTTGGGTCTGTGGTTTGTCTATCTACCGTGGTTTGCGATGGCAAACGGATGGGGGATAATTGGTCAGACGTTCCAGAGAGCGATGACACATGGGTTACTGCGACAATTTCCGACAATGATTGGACTGAAATATCTGTGAGCGTAAACACATGGACGCCTAACGGAACTGGGTCGAATACATGGACAAGCCAAGCTCAAAACAGCAATGTTTGGCTTTTGCAGGGGTAAATGATGGCAACACAACGAATCCAACTGACTGAATGGCTACCTGACCAGCCTGGTATCTCTGGGGCTTTGACAGACGCTAAGAATGTCGTTTCTCAAGCGATTGGTTATGGTCCTTTTCCTTCTGCCACAAGTTTTTCTCAAAACGCTGCTGAGAATCTGGTCGCTTTGTATGGTGCTCGTCAACCAGACGGAGACACGAAACTCTTTGTTGCTGGAACGACCAAACTCTACACTTGCTCTGGTGCTGGTGTGATGACGGATGTTTCCAACTTCACTGGGACTTATTCTCAGTCTGGAACGACAACTCTGACCGTTACATCTACCGGACACAAACTGAAAACCGGAGATTCTGTCTACCTGGATTTCACAAGTGGAACCGCTACGGATGGGACTTTCTCCGTCACTTATGTGGATGCTGATACTTTCACGGTAACGACCACTTCAGCGACAACGTCAGGAAACGTCACGATCAAGGTTTCTGCAACTGACTACACAACGCCGGATGGGTCGCGGTTTCGCTTCACCCAATTTGGTTTGTCGATCATCGCAACGAACAACTCTCAGCGTCTTCAGAGATGGACGCTTGGGAGTTCTACAAAGTTTCATAATCTGTCTGATTCCGCACCGACTGCAAAGTTCATTACGGTTGTTCGTGACTTTGTGGTGGTGGCGAATACAAAGGAAAGTGGAGAACAGAAACAATATCGAGTTCGCTGGAGTGCTCTGAATGACGAGAATGATTGGGTTGAGAACGTAAACACTCAGTCAGACTACCAGGACATTCCTGACGGTGGACAGATTGTGGGCATCCGAGGCGGTGAGTTTGGTCTAATCCTTTTGGAGAGGGCGATTCACCGAATGAGTTATGTCGGTACTCCGTTTATCTTCCAATTTGACAACATCTCTCGGAATAAGGGATGTATCGCCTCTGGGTCTATCGCTCAATACCAGGGGATTACGTTCTTCTTGTCGGATGATGGTTTCTATATGTGCGATGGCCAACAAGTCACGCCCATTGGCGCAGAGAAGGTTGACAGATTCTTCTTTGCTGACGCATCAGAGTTTGACTTCAGCTCAATGTCTGCTGCCGTTGATCCGATTCGCAAATTGGTGATTTGGAACTATAAAGGGATTGATGGTAATCGTCATTTGATTATCTATAACTTTGCCACGAAGAAATGGACATACGCTGATGCAGGGACTGACTATTTGTCCGAGGCGTCAACGTCTGCTGTGACTTTGGATGAGTTGGATTCTCTTAGCGCATCTATTGATGCTTTGCAGATTTCACTTGATTCTGTGATGTTTATGGGTGGCAAATACTTCCTTGGTGGGACGAAGGGAGTCAATGTTTACACATACACAGGATCGAATCTGACTGGTCGGATTGCCACCGGAGACTTGGGTGGTCAGGGTCGCTCTGTGATGACATTGGTTCGTCCTCAAGTGGATAACGGATCGGCTGATGTGGCTGTTTCTTCTCGGACTCTTTTGAGTGAGCAAGTTTTGTTTGGAGACACGGTTTCTGCAAGTTCTGAGAATCGTGTTTCTCTGAGAAGTTCAGGTAATTACCATCGAGTCCAATTAAATCCTACTGGTGACAACTGGAAAAACGCATCAGCGATTGACGTCGATATTGTCCCGCAGGGAGTTCGATAATGTTTCGGACACTTCCAGTCTTTGGTGCTGATCTTAGAGGTATCTCTGAGGTTGTCCGAGGCATCATGGATGGAAAGACGAACAACACCGGACGGATAACTCTTTCTACGGGTAACGCCACGACCACAACGATTGATGACTATCGTATTGGCGCGGATAGCGTGATTATTCTTGTACCTGACTCTGAGGCGGCTTATGAGGATTCAGCTCCTTACGGGGCTTTCCAGGACTCCACCGACCAGACAGCGGGAAGCACGACAGCATCTTATGCGGTAACTTTTAACACGACTGATTATTCAAATAACGTCACTCTTTCTAATAGTTCTCGCATAAATGTTAAGAACTACGGAATTTATAACTTCCAATTTTCCATTCAGTTGAAAAACACAACGAACGACTCACAAGATGCTGAGATTTGGTTCAGAAAGAATGGAACGGATATAGACAATTCAAACAGTCGGTTTTCAATGCCTGCAAGAAAAAGCACAGGTGATCCAAGTCACTTGATTGCTGCGATGAATTTCTATGTTGAACTTAACGCAAATGACTATGTTGAGTTAATCTGGAGAGTTTCTGATGTTGGGGTGAGCATTGAGCAATACCCTGCTGGAACATCTCCAACAAGACCAGCAACCCCATCGGCTATCTTGACAGCTCAATATGTGGCTCCGGCTGCGTCAACAAATGTATATGTAACCGCAAGGGGTAAGGGTACTGCTACCTTAACACATTATGCAAACAACACAGCAGATAAAACCTATGCTTACATCATTGTTGGCTAGTATAATTGGCTCCGTGGATGACCCGTCACGGAGTCCTTTCTGAAAGGAAAAGAAATGGCTACCGAAACCGCAACATCTACACAAACTACCGCGATTGATCCGGCGATCCAACCTTACTTGGGTTTTGGTCTTCAGGAAGCTCGCCGTTTATACGAAACTGGCGGTCCGAAGTATTACGAAGGTCAGACTTATGTCGGTCCTTCTCAAGCGACTCAGACTGCCCTGCAACAACTTCAGCAACGCGCCGCCGCTGGTAGTCCTCTTGTTTCTGCTGCCCAACAACAAACCTTGGGAACTGTCCAGGGCGATTATCTTGGTGGCAATCCTTTCTTTCAGGGTGCGTTTCAACCTGCTGCACAAGCGGCTCGTCAGACGTTTGAGAGTGCTCTAGGCGATATTGGTTCTAAAGCCTC